TTGTTCTTTTCAATCTTGAGTTGAATGATTTCTCTTGCAAAAGTTTGAAGCCAACACTCATTGCTTCAGAAAATTCGTATGTTGATACTAACAATTTCTACATCATGGACCCCTCCACAGAAAAACGTGAGGAAAGATTCTTTAAAGCAGAAAATGTCAAAGTAGAAAATTGTGTTTATTCTTATTCAGCAGCCGACGTTGTTACTTGGTCAGAAGAAGGGTTAAAAGTTCAAGTGTTACTCAATGGTTACTCCTGCAAAAATCCAGGACAAGATTTCTCCTCTTCTTGTGGTTCAATTTTAATCGATAGAAGCACATCAAAAGTAATTGGAGTCTTATCCGCCAGTACTCAGAAAAACTTGTATTTTAACGCACTCACCCAAGCGCAATTTAGTGAAGTTGGTTTAGTAGAGATTGTCGATCTCTCAGAAACAAATAAAACTAAATTGTCCGGGGTTAAAATAGAAGGATTACCTGAAAACATCACTGTTTATGGAGCAGCTAAAAATAGTAGCATGATGACACTATACCATTCAACAAAAACTCAGATCAGGAAAAGCGTCTGTCATGAACGCTTTGGTGAAGTTCAACGGTCTCCCGCAATCATTTCAACTGATGGCGATAAAGGCCAAAACACTCTAATTCAGGGAATGAAAAACTTTGTCCCACATGAAAGTTTTCCAAAAGAAGATATCCGAATTGCAACCGAAGATGTCACTAACATGGTTTTAACTCATTGTATAAGTGATATGGACGTAGCATCAAAGAGATCATTACGGGAAGCAATCATAGGAATACCTGGAAAAGTTGTTGGCTTGACTATGAACACAAGTCCTGGAGTGCCATGGGTTTGGAGTGCAAAAACAAAATCCAAGAAAGACATTATTGATATTGATTATGATGTTGGCGACGTTACTGTTGACCCTCGTCTTTTAGCATTACTTGATGAAGAAGAAAATGCAATGGCCAGTGGTGTTGCGCCACTAACTATTTTTCAAGTAACACACAAGGATGAGAGACTACCACCGAATAAAGTCAATAAACCAAGGTTAATTCAAGGTAGCCCACTAACACTCACTATCTCCTCAAGAAAGTTTTTAATGGATTTTAATTATGCTTTCCAAAACTCAAGGCTTGATTTAGAACATGCTGTAGGCATCAACCCAGAATCACTTGATTGGGATACGCTTGCGAAAAAGTTAACTGAACATTCTCCTTACATT